CTAAAATAAATAAAAAAGTGCACTTTCGTGCACTCTTTCTTTAACCTACCTTACAAGTATCGCCTTCACACTGTGGAGTTAGTTCTTTATAACCAAACTCTTTATAACACTTCGTGCATTTTAACATATGTGTAGGTTTATTTTCAATTCCTTTCATTATATCAATAAAGTCATCATTTTTACAAATTGGACAGATAATTTTAACTTCCATTACATCATACCTCCTTCAGGGTTTGGTGCCGGAGTTGGACTCGGTTCACCTTGTTGCTTTTGTTGTACGTCGCCTAGTTTCGTCCCTTTAGGTGCATTAAGTGCTTGGAAAATAATTTGAGTAATCGTTTGTAGAGGGTCAATTTCTTTAACTTGTTGTTGAACTTGCATATCTAATGGTAGTGCTTGACCTGCTTCCATACCACCACCTTCCATTGGTTGAGGTTGAGCAGAGGCTTGTGCTTGTTGCATCTGTAACTGTTGAACGTTGATTTGTTCCATTGTTTGCAAGATTTGTTGTGCTATCGCCTGAGCATTTTCCATTGACTTTTGTTCACGTTCTCTTTGAATACGAGCAATAATGATGTCTCGATTTTGCGGGTTAAACGCTTTAATCATGTCTTCTGGAGTCACGATAGAAATATCAGGTTGATATTGCAACTGCCATTGAGATAGCATCATCATCTTTTCTTGATTGCTCTTTTCAGTATGCTTTAAGCGTTGAGCAATGTCTAGTGTGAAGTCGTAAGCAACGTCTTTAAAGAACTCTGCTTGGAATGGAATATATTCATATTCGACATCACCGTTAACATCTTCTGCTTTCATACGCACGAGACGTTCGTCTGTGTAGTATTCGATTGCAAGATGGATAATCAAATAAGATAGTTTTTCAATAAACTTTTCAAAGATTACGTATTCATCTTGATTTCCTATTAGACCGCGTTCAATTAAACTATTGACACCACCGGTTGTTTGTACAGAACCAGACGCTTTTCCCATCATCATGTCATTTAGACCTGTGAACTCTTTAATATCGTTTTTTAAGAACTCAATGTAGTTCATCAGCGTAACTGGAATTTCTGAGATTTCTACGTTACGAATAACGTTTTGTAAGTCTGGGTGTTTAGACAAGTACACTAGCCCATACGCATTACCATACTTTGATACAATACGTGGGTCAATACCTGCACCTTCATATACAATCTTTTGTGGGTTTTGGTAGAGCGTCGCAAGAGTACCGATGATAGATTGGACTTTGTTAATCATCTTCACGTTCGGTAAGATGAGTTGGCAGTCGCTGATACCCCAGAAGTCTTGACGTTGTTTATATTGGTGCAAGATAATAAATGGGAATATATTTGGTCTAATGCCTTTGACTTCTTTTAAAATAATACCATCTGCAATGTATGTGACATTGATAGTAAAGCCGCCTTCTTCATTAACTTCTTTTTGATAGAATGTGATAAGGTCGACAACATCTTCTTGATAACTAGAATAGTCACGATTAGAGAAGATTTCACCCCGAGTAGATTGGTCTTCTGAAGCATAACTGTTTGATTTTCTTTTCTCAACAAATTTCTTTTTTGCTTCACTTTCAATGCTTGGGTCTGCTTTGATGTGGTCTACAGTCGTACGTGTGTACGTACCACAGTACAATGCTTCTTCTAAATCAAATGCTTGTGGGTCGACAAAGAAGGTTGATGGTTCGATAGGAGTAATCATAATCTCACCTTGATATAAGTGACCACGAGTACCGCCTAAGTAGTTTTCATCCCAACCTACGTAGAGAATACCTGTACCTAAAAGTCGTGAAGTACGAATGACTTCTAACAAATGATACTTAACGTTTAACTTTTCCCAAAGTTGTTCGTAAGATTGTTGCAGTAAGAAGATATTATCTTCTTGTTCTGGCGCTAATGGTTTGAGCGTTCCGATATAGTTTTCGACAATTAACTCACCACTCTTCATCTTCTTAACATGATTAATATAGTTCGTAGAAGGTTTTGGTATCCAAGAAGGCATTGTGCCTTTTTCGTTCCATTGTTCTCCTCTATCAAACGAGTCTAACTCTTTCCAGACGGAGTCTTTGCGTTGTCGACGGAAGTCGATTGCGTCTTTTGCTTTTTGCCAAATCTTCTTTGCTTTTTCTTCGTATTTCATATTACTTTAAATCCTTTGGTATTCCATAATCTTTATTTATATCAGCAGGGAATAAATCTGCTGGTCTAAACTCTACCTTTTCTTTCGAGAAACTGGCAATGAGTGCTTCCAACTCTTTTGTCTTTTTCTCATAATCTTCCTTCTTAGAGAACTTCACCTCTATCTTGAATAAACCAGATAAGATGAAACCTGCTACGAAGGACAATATGCCGACTACTATAAAATCCATAACACCCTCCTAAAAAGTATTATACCAACTAGTCGTTGGTTCTTCTGTTTCCTCTAACTCTTTTGGAAACTGAAACGCTTTTTTATAATCACCTTTTCCTGAAAAGTAAACATCGTTAATTAAGTCTTCAGGATTATCAGGTAATTCTTGTATGATATAACGCATCGTATCCATTGCGTGATTGTTAGAGTCCATTGGCTTTTCGCCTCTGTTCTTCTGCAAGTCCATTGTGTTATCTTGATACTTATACTCACGACCTTCTTTAATCGTGTACACACAGTTCGACATTATCTTCAGTTTACCCATCGACAGATATGTAAATACTTTCATAACACCAGACTCAATATTATTAACTGCTTCTTTGAACCAGAGTCCGTACTCTGCGTAGTGACCGAAGTAACTACGTCCGTTTGTACCTCGTCTTGTTTTACCTGCAGGGTCTGCAACGATTTGACCGTTTATCATTCCTGCTGGTACTTTATCAACCATCTTTCGCATCTTCTCTGCGTGATGATTAACAGGCTTTTCTGCTTCATAATGCTCGTCGTAGATATACGCAATACCCTTGACCGGGTCGATTGCAATACCTAACATCACAGTCGGGTCTCTCAAACCAAAGTCGACACCGAACATCCTTTTCCAGTTTGCTGGTATTTCAAACGGGTCAACAACGTGTTCTGCAAACATAGGATACACAAGACCTTCTGCGTATTCAAAACTTCCATAAATATAACGTTTAATCCACCAGTCTGGTTTACCACGACCAATACGTGTTTGAAAGTCAGGGTCTAAATACTTATTTTGAAAAGATGAGTGCAGATGCGTAGACAAGAATGGGTTATATTGTGGGTCTCTAGGATATCGAATAGGTGCATAAACTTTATCCGACTTATGCAGTATCTCAGTTCTAATCCAACCGCTATCTGGGTTACTACATAATATACCTAACAGTCTTGACTTCTTAATCTTACGCTTACCTTCTTCGTCTACTGTATACTCAACAGCGGCTTCATTTCTTAAACGTGCAGATAATTCTACATAAATGTCATACTTACTATTACTTGCTTCTTCTAAATAAAAAGCAGTTAGATTTAACGAACGAATTTTTTCAGCATCATTACTTGGTAGCAACAATATCTCATGTCCGTTTTTTAGAATTATCTTTTCTTCACCCTTCGTACGCATCTCTGCTTTGATTTGTGTGTGAGGTAAGAACTTTAGCAACTCTTTATAACTCGTTTCTTTTAACAACTGCATCGTCGGTGCTAACATCGCTGTTCGACCAAAAGGCACAGACAACACATGGTCAACAATAGACATAACAGCAGTGGTTGTTTTACCACTGCCGTATGCTCCGAAAATTGCTTTAAATGTATGTGGGTCTTTGTGAAATTCTAGTTGATGCTTTTGAGGATAATAGTTAATCTCAGTTGCATTGCAAACATTACAGACAGAATATTTCTTACCTTCTATCGGTACCATTTCACCATTACTACACAACTTACATTTATTTGTCAATGAATAACTCCTCACAATATTTATGTCCAGTCTTATGATTGAACACCATCATCAATATTCCTGCTTTACTACTTAAGTTCTTATCGCTTTCATAACTCGACTTCACGGTCGACATGCTCGGCGCATAGAACACTTTCTTATTACAACCGTCTCCTTCGTAAAGCGTTACTTCCCTATAGTGATGAAAGTGACCAAACAGTCCGTATTCAAATTGCACACCTCTATAATACGCCAACTCTTGCAGATAACCTTCTTTCTTATTTCCTATCAGATGCCCGTGTGCTACAAACATCTTATGGTTAGCCGTCACTGGAATTACTAAATCGTTACCACCCCAAATCATTACATTCTTATTGTTCTTGAGACTTTCTTTAATGTAGTGATAGAACACGTGCATTAAGTCTTCTTCAACAAGTTCGTTCCGCTCGGTTCCTAATGGGCGCAACTGCGTATGATTTGAACTCGTAATACAATAGAACTGTACCTGCATCCGCTTCGACAACTGCTGTATTAAGTCCGCATACACCTTTGAAACGTCGATAATCTGGAACACCATCCCTTTTTTAATCGCCATCAGTTGGCTAGTCCTGAGGGAGCCACCATCTATAGTATCTCCGAGTTCTAAGAGTTTTATCCTCTTAAAGCCGTGTTCCTTCTGTTTTTGCACGATATGTGCATATACCTTTGCGTAATGTTTCAATAGACCCTCATCACCGTTGTAATGAAAGTCACTCGTCACAAAGATGTACTCGTTTTCCCCTCCTAATGTCGTGTCCTGTACAAACTTAACACTTGGCTTAGGCCGCTTCACAGCCTCCCGTACTTGAATACCTAATGTACGAGATACCGCTACTTCTTTCAATTCCTTCCGGTTTATGTCCCGTTCCCATTGAATTTTCTGCTTTTCGATTTTCAAACTACGTATACTGTCTAATGTACCTCTTGGCATATATAGCCTCCCTATCTATATTATACGCACTTTTTAATATTTTTACTAGTGTGATGACGTGTTTTGCTATTACAAAGGACGCCGCCGCCGTTTTACAAACATCGCACTTTTCAAAAGTAGGTACGG